GTCGTCAACTCTCGGGTAAGCCGAATACCTCAGGTGCTGCCGTGTACGAAAGCACTGCTGACCTAATGAAAGATATGTCTAATCCTGAGTACGCCAAGAACCCCGCGTTCCGCGCGAAGGTCGAGGCCAAGCTGGGACGATCCAATATCCTGTAACTTTGGAGGAACCGATATGGTTTCGAACGTACTCACGGGAGGAGGTGATCCTAGTCGTATCTCCCTGATGGAGGGACAGGGTAACTCTTCCCTCTGCAAGGTACATCAAACCTCAAGATCATGTCCAGATCAAAGAACTGCTCCAAGAGATAAATAACGACCCGCTGGGGGCCTTAGAAGGGTCCCCGGCGCATTCCTGAAGACACCAGTAGAGGGCCGACCTATTGAACCGGTCCGCTGCTGGTGTCTCCACGAGTGCGTCTAGCTAACCACTCTATCCCACCAAACAAGACAAAAACAACGAACTCACAACCGTGAGGCCCTCTGCGGAGGATAACCCATGAGACGTGGCGCTGTGAAGTCCTGAGGTGAACCGCGCAATTCGCGCAAATACCCTTCATAAAACTTCAAATCCTAAGAAAGGATTACCATATGACTGCTGCTAACCCTAGCCGCGTTGGTCAGGCCAATCTCGCCGGTGCCAACGACGCCCTGTTCCTCAAGGTGTTCTCGGGCGAGGTTATGTCCTCGTTCAACGCGAACACCGTAATGGCCGACAAGACCCGCGTTCGTAACATCACGAGCGGTAAGTCGGCACAATTCCCTGCCATCGGTCGCATCGGTGCTGAGTACCACACTCCCGGCGCTGAAATCCTTGGCAGCAACGTCGAACACGGCGAGAAAGTCGTGACCATTGATGACCTTCTGGTCTCCAACAGCTTCATCGCCAACATTGACGAAGCCAAGAACCACTATGAGGTTCGCTCGGAATACTCTCTGCAGATGGGTGCTGCCCTCGCGCAAACCTATGACCGCTCGCTGATCTCGTTGGCTGTCAAAACTGCAGCCGCTGCTGACGAGGGTGCCGTTTCTGACCAAGGTGATGCGTCCAACACCGACATTGGTGCAAACCCCACAGTCGCTACCATCGTTGAAGCTATTTACCAAGAAGCTGCTGCCATGGATGAACTGTACCTGCCAGCCGATGATCGCTTTGTGATCGTCTCGCCTTCGACATACTGGAAGCTCGTACAGAACGACAAGCTGGTTGACCGTGACTTCGGTGACAACGGTTCGTACTCCGCTGGTACTATCATGAAGGTTGCAGGCATGTCCATCGTGAAGTCGGCCAACCTAGGCATCGACCACACAGCGAACACCGCTGAATACCCTGACGCCAACAATTCGAAGTACATGACCGATACGTCCGATGTCTCTGCTCTGGTCATGCAGCGCACCGCGCTCGCCACCGTCAAGCTGATGGAGCTGGCTTCCGAGAGCGAGTACGACATCCGCCGTCAGGGAACCCTGATGGTCTCCAAGATGGCTTGCGGCCACGGCGCTGTCCGTCCCGAAGGTATCCGTACGCTTACCGCAGCGGAATAATCCTTCCTGTATGATAGCGATTACCTAAACGACAACACCCTCTCTCGTATCGCACGAGAGGGGGTATTTTCAGCCTACCCGAGAAAGGATCGCTGATGGCTTACCTCATCACGCCAACGACGGAACTCGAAGCCGTCAATGAGTGCCTCGAGAACATCGGACAGGCACCCGTGAGTTCAATCTCAGGTGACATCAGTGTAGATGCTCAGATTGCGCTCAACTTCGTACGCAAGGTGAACCGTGAGCTGCAATCCCGAGGTTGGCACTGGAACACCGATAAGAATTACCCCCTGACGCCTAACAACTATGGGGACATTGTACTCCCGTCTGGCACGATGGCCGTCCGTAGCTATGGGGAAGACGAGGGGCGAGACGTGGTCCTTCGAGGGCCTGCTCTCTACGACCGTGATAACCGCACATACAGGTTCACTGAGGTTGTGAAGACTCAGATCACTATTGCCCTTACATTCGAAGAACTCCCCGAGACAGCCCGTCGGTACATCGCGTTGAAAGCGGCAAGGGTCTTCCAAAACAGAGTGGAAGGTCGCGAGGACGGAAGTGACATGCGCGACGAGATGCAGGCCATGGCAATCCTCATGGCTGACGAGCTTCGAAGTGAGCGCAACAACGCACTCACTGATAACTGGACCACTACTGGCACCGTACGTCGCCACCCGTTCGGTTACCTAGAACGATAATTAAGATCTAAAATGGAGTAATCCCCACCATGGCATTCGTGGCAAACACGATCCCCAACCTCGTGTCTGGGGTTTCTCAACAGCCATCGTCTTCACGCCTGAAAACATCAGGTGAGCAGATGGTGAACGCGTTCCCCTCAGTGGTCTCAGGGTTGATCAAGAGACCGCCCTCGGAGTTCGTCCGTGAGCTATCCCCAAACATGGCCGTGAGTGACACCGCAGCGGTCCACATGATTAACCGTGACGCAAACGAGAAGTATATCCTCGTGTGTGGCGATGGGGACCTAGAGTTGTATGACGAGGAAGGGACAAAGCAGACCGTATCGTTCCCCTATGGGAAGGATTACCTGCCCACCGCCGATATCTGGCGCAAGATGCGCTTTGTCACAGTGGCTGATACCACGTTCATGCTCAACACGGATATTATGGTTCAGGCAACAGACATCCCTGAGGCATCTCCATCCCTAAAGACCGTGGGGCAGGTAACCATCAATCAGGCCGTGGACAGCTTCACGTACACCATTACAGTCGATGGGACGACCTACGCGGAGTACACATCTGACACACCGCAGCCGCAAATCTATGGGCAAGATCAGATGCTTATCCAGCCGGCAATCTACTCAGACTCTCTCGTAGACATCGCTACAAATCTATTCTTAGACCTGGTCGCCCGAGGGTACACCTCAGCTGAACGAGCGTACACCACGATCACCTTTGATGTCACTGACGATGCTACCGTCGCAGGACCCACCTACGTCACCACCAGCACGTCGCAAATACCGATCACTGGTGTTGGCGGCTTTCGTCAGAACCCGGCACTGAAAGGCTCCGTGTTCATCAAGAAGGCTGTGGCCTCAGTGACCTATGCGGTCTACGTGGGAAACACCTTGGCTGGATCGACGATTACAAGCTCCAACGTAAATGAAGCTAATGCCCTTGAGGGCACCGCAGAGATCGCTCGAAATCTGGCAGTGGACATGCGGGCCAATGGTTACCTAAGCGCAGAGGCCGTGGGCACAACCGTCACGCTGGACATTGCAGCGGGAGAGAAGCTCACCGTTCTCGATGAGTTTGGTGGTGGCTCTATGGAAGCCTATACGGACACCATTCAGGCGTTCGATGATCTGCCTCCGAGTGAACTCAATGGTCGCTTGGTGCAAATTCGAGGTGACTTGGGGGAAGCCGGCAGTAGCTATTGGGTCGAGTTCAAGGATGGTATCTGGACCGAGAGTGTTGGCTATGAGGCCAAGCGCGGTCTGGACGCGGCAACCATGCCCCACGTTCTCGTGAAGGTAGGGACCAACCAGTTCGAGTTCCGTCAAAACGATTGGAAGGACCGCTTGGTTGGGGACGAAGATAGTAACCCAGACCCCAGCTTCGTCGGTCAAAAGATCAACAATATGTTTCTTTTCAAAGGTCGCCTAGGTCTTCTGTCAGGTGAGAATGTTATCCTGTCTGAAGTGGCAAAACTTGAGAACTTCTATAGAACCACCGTGGTTCAGCTCCTGTCCACAGACTTGATTGATATTGCATCCACGACAGGCCGAGTTTCAACTCTGTATCACGCAGCGTCGTTCTCTGACGAATTGATCCTCTTCTCGGACAAGCAACAGTTCCGTTTGTCCTCGGCCAACGTCCTATCCGCTGAAACTGTGGGCATCACCAACTCGACAGGATACCCGTGTTCAACTCTGGTCGCCCCTGTGACCGTTGGGTCAAGCGCATATTTCATCGCGGAGGGTGCCACGAACTCGCTCGCACGGGAAATCTTCATCGACGGTGATCGTGAGACAGTGAGTGGCGAAGACATCGCTGTTCAGGTTCCCAGCTACATTCCCTTGAACATTCGAGGGCTGGCCGCATCCACAGCGGCTGACGTGTTCTTGGCCCTTTCTGAGGACAAGCCCAACGAACTCTACGTCTACAAGTGGTACATCACGGAGCGGAAGAAAATCCAATCCGCATGGTGCAAGTGGACCTTCGATGAGAATGTGAACATCGTGGGAATGGGGTTCCTCGAGGGATACCTCTACCTCGTCTACAAGGTGGGCGATGATGTGCGTATTGACCGTATCTTGATAGAGCCTATTCTCGAAAAGGAACTGTTGCTCGATCACCAGATCACCAAGGCAGACTTCACGTCGATCACCTACGACGGGACCGCCGACGAGACAACCGTTGTGACCCCCTACGACACCCCTGCGATCCTTGAGTTCTACAAGACCGATGCAGGGGCATTTGCGCCATACGACGGTGTTACCAAGTCAGCCGCAAACACCTATGTGATCCCCGGTGACGTAACGGCTAACCAAATCACCGCAGGGATCAACTACGAGTTTCTCTATGAGTTCTCAAGTCAGTATCTCCGAGAGAAAGGCAGTGAAGGTGAAAGCCCCATCCAAGATGGGCGGCTACAGCTCCGTTATTTCTCTGTGATCTATACCAACACGTCTTACTTCGAGGCTCACGTTACCCCCAAGGGCAGCCAAACGTCGGTATCCGTGTTTAACGGTAGGCTCTTAGGTGACCCTGATAACGTGGTCGATCTCATTCCAAAGGATACAGGAGAGTTCAAGTTTCCAGTGTTTGCTCAGAATGAGGAAGTGATCATCCAACTGAAATCCAACCAACCCTACCCGGTATCCATTGGCTCCGTTGAGTGGACGGCTGTTTATAAGCAAAAGGCTAAGAGAGTATAATGACCAATAAAGGCTACGTCAGAACTGCAAACAGCGCAGACATCCCTATTGTCGCTCAAGACATGCGGGATGCTGACGTGGCCGAGGTCCAAGCATACTCAGGGCACACCCCCGAGCAGGCACTCAAGAATGGCCTCACATACCCCGGTGGCACCACGAGGTCGATATGTCTTCCCACTGGTGTCCCCGTCGGTATGTTCGGGGTTGTCCCCACAGATCAGCCTAGGGTCGGCGTCATATGGATGCTGGCCTCGAAAGGTATAACTCAAATCCAACGGCAGTTCCTAAGGGAAAGCCGAGGTGAGATCAACGGCCTCATTCGAGGATACGATCTCGTATTCAATTTCACAGATGCCCGTAACACTACCCACCACAGGTGGATCAAGTGGGCTGGCTTCACGATTATCAAGAAACACGAGAACTTCGGGAAAGAGCAACGACCGTTCCTCGAGTTCACCCGCATAGTGGAGAAAGATTATGTGTGAACCAACCACGATTGCGATGGCTGGACTCTCCGCAGCGAAGAGCATGTCTGCAATCAACGACCAGAATGAAGCAGCGGCGGCTAACAGAAGAAACGCCATCACCGCGCAGAATAATAAGATCGAGGACCAAGGTCGCCAATACATCGAGCAGAACCGTTCGTTGATCCAAGGGGGCTTCGATAGCGTCCTAGCGGGCCGAGCGGCTCAGGCCGACGCTTATACCGCTGCTATCGCCAACGGCGTACAGGGTAACTCGGTTAAGGCCATGCTCTCCGATCAGCGTATGGCCTCCCAGCGGAACACCCAGCGCACTAATCAAGAGATGTCTAGCCTCTCGGATCAAACCGATGCGAACTTCAGAAATATTAGTGCTGGCACCCAAGGCAAGATCAACTCAGTGTCCACCACCAGTTTCGGATTGGGGGACGCAGCGAAAGCACTCACCCCTATCGTCCGTTACGGAATGGAGTAACACATAATGGCACCTCGCAATACACGGGTAAATCCCGAAGTCGAAGTCCGAAGCCCAGCGCGTAGTTTCGCTAAGGTCCTCGACAATTACTATGCCCCTTCGCGGGATCGCCGGGGTGAACAAGCATTCCAACAGGGCGTGAACGCGTTTGGGGGTCTCCTCGAAGAGAAGGCCAACCGGCTCAAATCCCAACGTCGCGAAGATGAAACCCAACAGGGCGTCGCAGACGCAATGCGTGAACAAGCTGGTGAGGAAATGAAGGGCGTCAAGACAGGCTCCATCTTCCGCCAGAACTCATCGTTCTACATGGCTGGCCTCAATGAAACCCGTGGTAAAGCCGCAGGAAACCGCTTTAAGCCGGAAACTTATCGGGCCTACGAAGAGTGGCCCGGTAAATATACCGACGATGACGGAACTGCCGTCCGCCAGTGGATGAACGACCGCGTCGCCGTCTTCATTGACAGCCTCGGGGACGACCCGAACAAGATCGCTGGGGCACTCCCGATCATCAACGAGATCACTCAAAATCTGGCAGCGCGCCACACTGCGTTCACCAACAAGCGCCTCGAACAGGAAAGCATGGACGCGTACGATGAGATCGTATCTGGCGTGTTCGACGACCTGTCCAGCGGTGATCTCGACATGGAAGAGGCAGTCGACGCAATCGCGAACGAAGCCGATATGATGTACACCACAGACGGTGCCAAAGCGAACGACCGAGTGGTTGGAGCAGCAATCCGTCATGCGAACATAAACAACGACCCTGCGTCGCTCTTCGTGATGGCTAAGGCCCACGATACGGGGAAACTCAAGCTGTCTCAGACAAACAATGATCGTCTTGCAAATGCCCGGGAGGCGGTTGAGGCTAAAATCCAGCGCAAGGCCAACCGTGAGAGTGCCGAAGAGGCGGAAGCACGGAGGGAACGTGGGCTTGAGGTCACTCAGTCGTGGTACGAGCAACTCCAAAAGAACCCGTACACCGATATCACAGAATGGGCCGCTCAGAATGGCGTTGAGGGTATTCACTTCAAGAACCTTAATAGCCTGCAGTCCACACTCATCCGAGGCAAGGAGGTCACCGATCCTACGATCACCACACAGCAACGTATCGAATTCGAAGAGGACCTGTATAACGCAAAGACACGAACAGAAAAGATTGATGAACTTAAAAACTTCACTGCTGCAAATCCAACGGCCCTGACAGGTAATGAAATCTCCAGATATGTAGATCATTCCTTCAAATCCACTGATGAAGGCTCGATCATCAACGATCCCATAATCCGTCGGTTTCGTAAGAGCTTCGGGGATACACTCGGGACATTCTCTGAGGGCAACAAATACCTCAGCACGGACCAATCTCCGTTCATCAAGACCCAAGGCATCGAAGCATATAACAGCTTCTTGGTGAACAACAGTAAGAACGTGGATATGTCGGACCCCTCTGCACTAATGGAACTCCATGAGCAAGCAGAAGCGGCTGCCATCAAGGAACTCACCAAGGTGTTCCCCGACCAGATGAGCCGGAAGGCGAAAAGCCAGCCAGAAGCTGGTGAAGTCCTAGGTGTCCCCGATGAACTGGAAGAACGCCAAGAGGAAGAAGATGCGGCTGCTGCGGAAGAGTTCAGAAGGATGCTCGCGGAGACCGAAGCGGAGACCGAAGGTGTTCAAGGCGAAGAGACACTAATCGAGCCTACTGACGCTGAACCTGTTGAGATCGATCCACAGGCACTGGAAGAAGAACCAGAGCCATTCGATGATCCCGACACTGATCAGGAATACTCTCCAGTTCGTGAAGGTTTCTATGGCGAGATGATCAACCGATTTACCGATGGTGAGGACACTCGGACAACACTGGAATCTGCTACCCGTGTCCTTCAGGACAACCCTGATCTTGAAGAGGGCGTCAACCGTTTGGGCACGAAGTACAATGTCCCTCCATGGCTCTCATGGCGATCATGGACTTTGAAACAGGTGGTTCATTTGATCCAGCAGAACCAAACCAAGCAGGGTCCGGTGCAACTGGTTTGATCCAGTTCATGCCTAAGACAGCCCGAAGCCTAGGTACAACCACTGCTGAACTGGCTCAGATGTCCCAAACTGAGCAACTCGTGTACGTCGAGAAATACTTCGACCAATTCGGGGACCGCCTCTCAGGGGGCAACTTGGACGACATCTATATGGCCGTCCTATGGCCCAAAGCAATCGGCAAACCCGATGGCTACGTTCTCTTCCGTCGTGGCACCGAGGCCTACCGACAGAATTCAGGTCTCGATCACAACGAAGACGGAACCATCTCGAAGTACGAAGCGGCCACGAAAGTGAGGCGCACGTTCTACGGGTATTAAACTAAGGAAACCACCAAATGGCAGATTATGAAGAAATCCCACAGCAGGCTATCGACAGCCTGTTAGCCAACCCTGAGAAAGCCAGTGGCTTCGATCAGGTGTTTGGTAAAGGACGGGCAGAGGAGGTTCTCGCGAGCCGGGACCCCCAGCCCGAACCTAAGGCCAAGAAGTCCCCTGAGATGGGGTTCTTCGAGACGGTCTGGGATGTGTCAGGCCGTGCCGTTGGGTCCGGTTCCGAACGAGCCATCAACGAAACCTTTGACTCTGTTGGGAGCTTCAACCGTTGGGTCTACACCAATCTTGACTCCATCGGTGTTCCTTGGCGTCTACAACTCGTGGACAAGGACGGCAACTTCGACTTAGACCTCAAGTATTACCATGAGGTTGAAACGGAGGCCGCCTCGTGGGGTGATCTGAATATCGACATGTTCGATGAT